AATACTAACGATGGAAAAACACTATCTGGGATACCGATGTGTGGGGACGGTCGCGATGAGCCGTATGCAACGCAATGAACTTTTAATTGCACGCTATTACTACATGAGCGAACTTAAGCGATTGCGCTTTGACGATGTTGTGTTTCGGCTCTCTTCCACCTTCTTTATCTCTGATATTTATGTGATGCGCCTTTTGAGCGCCTTGTCGGAACAATTTGATCAAATAAAAGCTGAGCATCCTAAACGAGAGGACTTACGGGCTAAATGGCCGGAATGGGACTGGAGTTGAAACGAATTTAAACTAATTATACTAATGAGTCAATACGGAAATTTGGTCGCACAACTAAAATTAGAGGATGAGGCAGATATTCGGTATATCATTCGAAATTTTAAAGCAGATGGTTATACACGGGGAAGGCTGCTCAAAGTATTGGATAACGAAAAGGCACTTGTCAAGGTTTTATCAAAGAAGAAGTTTTCGTGCCGAATGAATAACAATGTAATTAATGCTATAGAACGGATTTTAAATGAACCAGAACTTATCAATCTATGAAAAATTTTAAAACCTTCCGTGAAGTTATCCAGGATCCGCAATGCGCGAAATTTGTCGTGGCAGAGATCCAAAGCTATTGGAAGCAACAAAACGAGGCGCTGGCTCAATTGCCCGCCGGATCGAAACTTAAGATGACTGCTTATTTCACGCTTGATCGGAAAGGGATCCTTAATCCTGAAGATCTCATCAAAGAAATGGAGTTAATTGATCAACGGAAGTCGGAGTTATCGTCGCTTGAACGTCGGTTGATTAAACAGATCGTTTGGAATGCAATGGCAGAGACAATCAATTATTATAAATAACAATTACAAAAAAGTCGGGTATGAAATTAAACATTTACAATTCTGAGAACAGCAAGAAAGTCTTTACCGGTAAATCTATGATTCGGATATCGCGTAAAGCAGGATTATTTACTTTTAGTAAGACCGCCGGAGAGAAGATTGGCCTCTCGTTAGGAGATCGGGTTGTTATTGTCCAGGATACCGACAATCCGGATAACTTTTATGTGCATAAAACAGCCGATCCTAAGGGATTTCTTTTGCGGTTTAAAACCGCCAACTATGGGGCATCATTCAATTGCGCCAAACTGGCAGGGATAATTCTGGATGCTACTCCTTACAAAACGGTAAGTTATTTGCTTGGAAATGTCCAGGATATTGACGGAATGGCCTATCATCTGATATTGACATCGAAACCATTAGCCGAAATGCTCTAATGGGAAAGCAAACACCGCGGTCACGCCGACTTGATCTGATCAATAGTATGAAGCATGGTGAGCAAAAAAGGATTGCAGAGATCTTAGGATGCTCGAGGGGTTATGTATCGAGCGTGCTGAACGGCGCCAGGAATCAGACAAATGAACTTGGGACAAACATCATCCGCCTGGCGGAACGTGCCGCGGCAGACGCTTACTTTTTGAAACGCAAACAACGCTTTTAAATCATGATTGGAAAAAAATTAAGTCCAATACTGGAAGAGCTCGAAAACACCTTATGGGAATTTGAAGCGAACCGGGGAATTTTACCTGAATTTACTGAAGCCGGGTTTCGATCTGCATCTAAAATATTTATGTCGGTACTAATGGAAAAGATGTGGGAGCTCCAGAGCAAGGAACATATGGCCATGCCGGATCGCTCAGCCATGGCGCTAAAGGCTGGAGAGGATTTGCGTAAATTGGTAAAAACTTATACCGGTTTCGATACCTTTGATTTTTATAAAAAAGTACCTTTACAACGCTAATTTAAAAACTATTTAAAAACCTTTAAAATGAAAACAATTCTTGGTTTATTGTTCGTTTTGATTTCGATTACTGCATTCGGGCAAGTGGATAAAAAACCTTTTACCGAGGTGGATGAAGAAGAACCTATAAATTCTAATCCTTTTAAAATTCATCCAAAAGGAATTAAGCTTTTTGGGGATATTTATTTTGGTATGAGCAAACAGGAGGTGAGAGAACTTACAAAACCGCATAATGAGAAACAATCAATTACAGTTATTGGTTATAAAATAAAGGCCTCACCATATTATTCGCAATTCAATGAAAACGGACTTTGTGTTTTAGGGATGACCTCTTATTTGTATCCTAATCCCCACATGAGTAATGGTCTTTGCAAACTTGCTTTAAATGCAACAGATTCAATTATGACTAACTTGGGTGCCAAATGCATTTATAAAAATGAGAATTGGCCTGATCCTTTATTAATGCCTTCCAATATTGCATCTATTTATAATCTTAATGGCAATTCCATAAAATTAACTGCTCATTATACAGGTGGTGATTATAGTGTTGATCTTTTAATTACCACTATTCCCTTTGAAAATGCAAATATCAAAAAGAGTAAATCAGAATTTAATAAAAGCATTGAAGAAGCAAAAACGAAATTTTAACGAAGCATAAATTATAAAAAAAGCCCGGTCAATTTGTCCGGGCTTTTTTTATAAAGTTTCCTCCACCGGAACCATCCAGGTAGTTTGGTAAACGATCAATCCATCGGACCGTTTTTCGCGACGTGTCGACATACGGGATAGGCGGCCATGAACTCCAGCAAGCTCGGGAGCATTGGCGATTGCACTTTCCACCATACTCCTGTTTTTTAAAGCATTTAAAGAGGCATTGAAGGCATCTATTGCCGTAAGGTTACTTTGATCGGCTATTTTCCGGTAAGCAAACCGGGTGACAATGGTTGCCGTTCCGGATTGGGTATTCAGATCGCCGGCCTCCCATTGAATTGCCTGGGCATCGATTAAGATACATGGCAATAATGCTACCGGCTTGAATTGGCCGTCCTGGTCAATAGCCTCAAGCTGGCCTTCTTCGGCGCTTATTTGCTTTAACCAGGATAACGTTTTGCAAGCTGTAAAAATGGTCCGAAATATTTCTTCCATGGTATATTTATTAGGAATAGAAACGCACCGCTGTGCGTCTCTACCGGTTATTAACTGATTTCATTTCTCTGGCGACAATAGCCTGGAGATTGGTGGTTAAAATTTGTGACGTTCCCAGAAATTTACGCTGAGGAATATGGATTGGATGTGCCTTCGTTCGGGGCAGTTTGTGCCCCGTTGTGGCCAGATTTGAGGCTATCTTATTACTGACATATACTATTTTTCCAGCCTTAGGGAAAAAGGCTGTTCCACCCGGATGGTTAATGGTACCTCCATCGTTATGGATACGCGCATAGGGCAGTGTCGTACCTACAATGACCATATTGTCGGTCTGACTCAATACCCTGATGTCCTTAAACAGGTGTCCGGTTCCTTTACCGATTAGCACTCCGCGACCCGGATCCGAATCGTTTTTCCGCTGTGCCCAGGGCTCCATTCCGGAGTCAAACCCCCCGCGCTGAAAATTTTCTTTGGTCTGGCGCACAGCCTCGGCGCCCAGGAGAGGAGGTAAGCGGCGGATTGCCTCCTTTGCCTGTCGCTTGAGATTATCAAGCGAGACCTTATTGCAGGATAGATTAATCATCGAGATCGTCGATATATTGTTTGGACAAATTAAGACCAAATGATAAAGCGGAATCGGAGGCGGCTTTCATCGTTGGATTTTCGTCGTTAAAAACCTTACCCGTCTTACCCGAGTTATTGGCAAATTGCGCATCGATCGCCGGTAGATCCATCTCGGAAACGTCGGTAGGTTTGGCATTCGGATTGGTGACTTGGATAACATCACACCTGCATCCCCAATCGAGCGGAGGATAGTAAGTATCCCAGAACTCATCATCCACCGGACGGATTACTCCGTTCAGTTCAGCATGCTCCTCACGTACCCGATCATCACCCGCAGTGATAAACTCCAGGTATGGCATTACGTCTGCATCATCGGCATATTTCTGCCATTTATCGGCCATAATCCCGGAGCTGGTGGATGTATTCCATTCGGTCTGCATCCAGTTCTTGTTGTATTGGATATTCAGGGAGTCGACCACTTTTTTGAAGTTCGAAAAGGAAAGCGGATTACCGTCACCGTCGAGCATGAGCGCCTTCATGTCGTGTTGAAAGCCCTGAACCTTGGCGGCGCTAAATTGATAGGCATTTTGGATGAGCTTTTCACCTAGCGCCCTTCTATTGCTTCCAAATTCATAATCGCCAATCGTTCCGTAACCCTCTTCAATGGCTTTTACCAGGCTATCGGCAATGAGTTGCACCAAATCTTCATCGACCACAAAACCATCGGGCAGATTATCGTCGTAGATCATTTTGGCAATGCGGTGTGCTTCGGATTGCGCCTGATCGGCAAAAGCATCGATTGGATTCTTTTTACCCCGCAGGGTTGTAAAGAAGCCGGATAAGAGTGCCCTTAACCTTCCGGATGGTTTATCGGGCGTGGTATCCTTTTTTTTGCCTTTGGCGGGCTTTGAGGGTACCGATCCATCCTTACCCTCTTCGGCTAATGCCTGTCCCGCATTCGGTTCCAGCCCTTCATTTACAGCCGGCGCCTGATCGCCCGCAGCCAATGCTACAGCTGCTTTGCTCGCTGTTAAAGCATCGACTGCCGCTTTTTGATCGGCCTTTAATTGATCGTAATTCTCTGGTTTAGGGATATCGAAAGTTTCGTATATATAATCATCCGAAACCGGTACACTAAGATCAATTTTTATGGTCTTAACCATATCGAGCTGAACTTTACGACTTAACTCCTCAGTGTCCTGATAGAAGAATTCGCCACCGGCCATCGGGAAACCATGCAGTTCCATCAACCGAAAGAAGTCGTTATTAAGAATGGACATAATATCCATGCAGTCCTCGTTAAAAACATCCTGCTCCCCACGCTCATGAATTTCACCCAATGCCCTTGCCCCCTTATTGCCGGCATCGGTGGTAAGGGTTGATCCGATTATCAGTTTTGAAATTTCGTCATTGCACGCTGCCTTTAAAAGTTGATAGATATCGCCGGTAAGATTGCTTCCGGCAGCGTCAACCGTAACGTCGGTGCCATCGGGATATGCTATATAAGGAGCTCCTCCCAAATTCGCCAACATTTGTAAGAGTGCAGCCTTACCGGCTGTATCGCTCGGATTATATTTCCCTTTGCGCAGGGGACGGCCAAAAAGCTCGGCCAGTTCTGACCAGTCGCCCATGCAACCGCGTTTCCAGATTACATACTGAGCAGCCGAAACAAGAAGACCAAGGTCGCGATTTCCACCAGCCTCGATGACATAACCGCTTTCGGGATTACTCCGGTAATCGATGCCTGAGGTATCGCCTTGATTAATGGTGACCAGACCAAACTCGGGCATTACATGTTTTCGCGGAATGAGATCGTACTTCAGTTTTTCGTCGGTAAAATCACATTGAACCAACGTATGACCATAAAATTTGTGATCATTGAGGTCGGAAAGCATTTGGCGAAAAGCGGACGTATTTAAAAAATTGGAAACGGCTTCGACTTCCTCACCATCCTTCAGGAAAGATATGGGCATAGCGCGAACAGCCCGGCGTCGCTTATCGATCACAGAACGCAAATGTCCATCTAACATCAAGTCCTCATAAAGATCATAAAGGAGCAAACGCCTAGGCGAAATTATACTTTCAGCGGACTGTATGGCTGTTCGCCATGAGGCAATATCCACATTTGATCTGTAGGGCTGTTTCAGTACAAGCTCTGTGACTTTTATCGTTCCGGTAGCACCGGGTTTTCGTGTTGTCTTGGCCATATATTTTTAAATTATAAATTTCAAAGTCAAATGGGTATAGGTAAATGTTGAGTCCAACATACAAAAGTTCCATTGGGGTTTAGCGTTATGGCAGGACTACTATTACCACATTGTCCGGCGCCTTGATAATGTGGGCACTCGGATTTACGGCAGTCAATTTGTGCAGACTGATCCTTACACATCGGATAACGAATGGGATCCTTATTTATATCCTTATTCTCAGGCATCTTAATAATGTGATACGCGTTTGTCGTTTGATCCGCCTGCAATTGGCGAATAAGCAATTACAGCCGAATTGATATTGACTGATGCAGTACCTAATTGGGCAGCTTTCAAAAAGTCGAGCGCAGCGGCATAGCGAGCGCTGCGGGTATGTGGGATACTGGCAGCATCGACATAGCTCCAAATGTGATAAATAGCCAGGTCGCGTGCGATCATCAGAACCATATCGTCACGCTCAGTTCCAGAATTGGAGAGTTCCGTAGCAATATCATACTTTTCGCTCAGATATGCCCGGAGCTGGCTTGCGGCTTGCGAACAGGCTGTAGTAATTATACTATCGTCGGTGGAAAAATCGAGCGTATCTAAAAGTGTTTGCTCAATACTTGTTTCAAGATCTGCTTTTGCGATGTAGCCCATAATCGTGATTTATTAATAATGTTTAGCGCCTCCTTTTCGAACTCCCAGCGTAATGGGTTCGGAGGCAATTGTTTTTTGATTTAAAATAAAAACGCCTCCTTCAACAGCGTCAGGGCCGTCAATGTGGCTCGTCGTATTTGCAGCGAAGTTCCGGAACTGATCCTCGAGACGGAGCATGTGCGGGTTCGACTTTTCGGCTTCGTTAAAGATCAATCGTCCCTGACGGTTCAACGGCTCAAGGTTCCCCTCGATGCGTGCGAACTTGTCGGGCTTTTTGCGCACGTCGGGAGTGATATGGACATAATGTCCCTTCTCCCTGCCTATGGTAAAGAAAAGCGGCTGAAATACCTGTTCGTAAAAAGGATCCTGCAGCGAGTTGTTTTCGATGTAATTAAACGCCTGACTGCGGCCATTGATATATTGCTCAGTGTCGTAATACCACTCTACAAACCGCGCATTTTTCACCTGTTCGAGAAACCCGGTAAGGATATAAAACTTACCTTCAAGCTCACCAATCAGGAACAAAGCCTTATAGCAGTTATCCTTGTTCTCCTTATTCGAGGGTGCGGGGTCGCCGTAAGCTACCAGAAACTTAAAATCTGACAGTTTAGGGCATTTCCCCCACGTTACCTCCTTAAATACGGTACCCTGGATAATTGGGTTATTGTAATACTCCTTTTGAAGTGAGTTGTATGAAATCTTCGAAAGCAACCAGTCAATATGCTCCTCGGTGTTTTTATCCGGCCAGGTAGATTTCCCGGTTTTATCCCTGATGTTAATTGTATCAACATGGTCGGCCTTTTCGCTTGAACGGGCGATGATGCTGTTTTTTGAAATCAGGTTTCCCTGGAATACAATCCGCACATTTCCACTTACGGAAACGGTTGGGATGAGTGCCTGTTCGACCCAGTCCCATGTATCTGACACCCGCTTTTCGTTGCGGCACCGCTCATCCGTATCAATATCGTCGATCCGGATCACATCCGGACGGACAGCCTCGTTACGTGTACCACGCGGGGACTGCCCTGCACCTATTGCCCGGAAACTACATGATTGGCGGGTGACGAAATCACCCATTTCCCACTGGCGGAATCCGCGCTGAAGGCCATAATCGGAAATTAGCCTCGCATTGCTCTCGAGGTTAATCATATACGGCATCAGTAATTCTTCGGCATTGTCGTAGGTATGCGATACCAGGAGAAAGTTACGGGCGCGACCGGTCATGGCCATGTAAAGATCTTCCATCATTCCCCGGGTTGATTTGGCAAGCTCCCGGCTCCAGCGGCGAACTTCGTACCAACGGTTGTTTTTCAATAGCCGGTCCGTTGCTTTTCGATGAAAGGGAGCTGAAGGGCTTGAATAATAGGCCGGAAAATAATAGGCAAACCAACTCTCGGAGTTCTTCTCGAACTTGGCAATGCG